ACCAAGCACCATCAATAGAATAACCTTCTTGTCCATTGTAAGGGCTATTGCTATTCATGTATATTGACTTCTTATGACCATTAAGCCTATCCATGTCAAGTGTTGAATCAGATGGTTTTAAAATATTCCCCTCGTGGTCGAATAAAATCCTAGCTGTATTGTCTTGTAAATACGCATTACTCCAATTAGTTTGAATATTTTCTGTTAATGGTTTTAATACACCGCCTGAATAAATAGATATTCTAACCCAATTCACATAATCTTGTGGCAATACGTATCTTAACGAATCAGCAACAGATAGTTCTAATATTTTAATTTCTTTTAATGAATCGTAGTTTAATTCCTGTATAGCTCTTTTAGCATGAAATAAAACATTGTATCTTTCAGCATTATTAATTAATTTGTCGTTACCAACATACATTAACATAAAGTTGTTTACAATGTCGTCTAAAGAAATATATTGATAAGAACCCCAATTTTCATCTTCTGCATTTTGAGTTCCGTTATTTTCGTAATACTGATAGTCTGTTAAATATGCCATAATTATCCTTGTTGTTGATTATCGTCATTTTCTTCTCCAATAGCAAATTGAACTACAGATGCATCTCTAATAGAGACTCCTGCGTATTGTAAGATTTTAGTTACTAGATTTACCTGATCTGATAAAGGTAATTCAAAGTCCTGATAATCGGATGGGCTTTCGTTAAAAACAGGCTCACCACCTCCTAAAGAAACATAAGTCCATTTTGGGTCTTTAGGGTATCTAACATATTGAGAAACAACATTTCCTAGTGTGTTTATTGTTTCGGGATAAATTGTAATAGTATTACCTGTACTTATTGAATTTGCACCACCTAAAACATATGCAGGAAAAGAAATACTTGGCTTTGTTAAAGGAGATGATTTTAAATAAAATATTTTGTTTTGAGAAACTCTTTCGATTTCAGTAATCTTTGAGGTATTAATAATTGAGTATTTATCACCAATAGTAGAAGTACTTCCAAATATATTGGCTGATAAAGTTAATTCTGTCTCACTGTTTACACTAACAACATAAGCACTAGCTCCTTCAGAAATACTTTGTTTTTCGGTATTACTAATTAATTGACCAGCTTTTACTGTTCCTAAAGTCTGAAAAGTAGCTGTACTATCTATTAAAGTGTTTACACCTTCAGCAGTTGTTGTTCCTTGCTTTATTATACTTGGATAATAATTAATCTTATCCATTAAATAATAATCATTCGGTAAGTCGTAAAGGTTTAATCCTGAGTTAATTAAACTCTTGGTTGAAGAAAAGCTATCTAGTACCTCTACAATTCCTTTGACTATATCTGCATATCCGCTACCTGATACTCTTGCATTTTGTTTTACTAGCCAAGAATTATATTGATAAAAATAATCCTCAAATATATCTAATTGAGCTTGTTTTGCATATAAGTTAAAGTCATTAGGAGTTATGTATCCAAAATTGTTTTTATTTGCAATTGAAAGTACTGTGGCTCTTACTGTATTTATTATTGATGCCATTTTAAAATATTGTTTACGCAAATATACAAAAAAAAAGGAGGCTTCATTTTGTGAAACCTCCTCCTTACAATATAGTCTAATTTACTATTCTAATTTAGACTCTAACAGCCTGTAAACCTCTAATCCTTCATCACTTTGAAAGAACGATGCTAAGATAAATAATGGGTCTTCGCCATAAGGTACTGTTAGTAATTTCTTTTTATTACCTTTTAAATTGTAATAAATATCTTTTTTGTTTTTAATTATTAAAAGAGTTTCACCTAAAAATTTAGAACAAGAGTTTTGTAATTTCAATAAAGGGTCATTAACTGACTCTATGAATTCACGAGAGTATCTTTTAGCAAATAATCTAACATCTCTTTTTAACTCAGAAGAAGTAAGTTTATCTACGTTTAATCCAATTACTACTCGTCCAATTGTTTCTAACATTTCTAAATTCAAATCTTTAGCTAAAATTTGAGCTTCTAATTCAAAATCTAATGTTCCAACATCTGATGTCGCATCTTTTTCATTATCTATTTCAACATATACACTTCCATTTCCAGGATGATAAGATAAAAATTCCTGTAAAGATTGATCTTGCTTATGTACAAACAATAAACCATCTTCAAAAATAATTGGTTCTAAGATAACATTTTCATCTTGTTCATCTTCAAAAGGAGATTGTTGATTTTTAGCATAACGCAAAGAACGGTTTCGTCCTGTTTGGTCATCAAAAAATAATAATGGTTTTCTTTTTGTATTCCTTGAAGTAATCATAAAACTCAATGGAGCTTTGTTTTGGGTAAGTTTGTAGGCCTTATCTACAAAAGTTTTTTTACTTGTTTTCATTTGATTTAAATTTAATTATTAAAAAAAAAGGGAGATGAATTAACACCTCCCTTAGTATTATTATTAGTCTTTGAAAATTACAAAGTTGTTTGCACCTAAAGTACATAACGCTCTTTCAGATAAGAAATTTACTTCCATTGCATCTAAGCTAGAAGTAGCTGCTCCACCTGCAGAACCTGTAATCCATGTCTTATACTTTCTGTCTTCAGTTTCTGAAGCTCTGTATCTAACATGTAAAAAAGGTCTCTTAGCGTTTTTACCAAGTACTTGGTCATATACAGTTGTTGAACCTGCAGGTACTAAACACCCGTTGATTTTTCCTCCTGTAATACCACCTCTCATTGTAGGGTCATTTAAATATTTCCAATCAGTCTTATAGAAATCATAACCTCTACGGAATCCTTCGAATCCTAAGTTAAGCGCCATATCTTTATCGTTATCAAATAAACCATAAGAAGTTCCGTTTGCTCCGTAAGAATTTTGAGAAGCTAACATATCATCAATGTCAAATCCAAACTCTCTGTTTAAGAAAATTACATTCTCTTCAATAGAACCTTGTTTGTCAAGACGTTGAATAATTGAATCAAAATCTCCTAAAGTTGTTGGGTTTCCACCACTCCATACATTTCCTCTGTTTTCAACAACATAGAACATACCTTCAGAACCCTTGTTTCCAACTCCTGATGCAACACCTTCTACAATTGCAGAAGCTCCTGAATTAGCTGCTGCAGGAACTGCTTCAACCATTGCTGTTTCAAGATAGTCTTCAAAACGTAATCTTGTTTCATGTTCAGACTTTAAGTACCATAAGAAACCAGTTGCACCGTTTTCAGTAGTAACTTCAACCCATCCAATTTGAGCCATATCAGATCCGCTTACAGCATAATGATCTTTAATGATAATTGGTGAATTTTCAAATATAGAATCATCAGCCTCTAATTGACCTTGCATACCTAAAGAACCTTTCTGAAATTCAGAACCATAAATAAATACAGAACACACAACAGCAGCAGCCATTGATTGACCTGCAGCTTCGTAATACGCTACATCAATTGTTCCAGCAGCTTTATCTACAGCAGTTACAATCGCTTTGTTGCTATTCGTTGAGTTTACAGAACTATCAGATAACATAATTGTTTGACCTACTCTAATAGCAATAGAACCTGCACCAGGAGCTAAAGTATCATTAATTGTAAGTGTTGCAGTATCTGCAGCTGCAGCAGCAGCTGATGTTACATTTGTATATTTAGTATGTAATCTTCCTTGTTCAGCCCATTTAATAAGGTCAGAACTAGAAGGCATTTCAGCACCAACCATTCTTAAGAATGAAGATACTGTTCTGTTTCCGTAACGTTCAAATTCTTTTTCGTAAGTATCTGGTAAATACGTATTTAAGAAATCAAAGTTAGTAATGTAATTTGTTTGCAATAATACCTGTTCTGAACTTGGTTGTAAGTCGAATCCCGGTGTTGCAGCTATTTGTCCAGCCATTTTGTTTTTGTTTTAATATTAATTATTTTTTACTTTTTATTCTTAAGCCTTTTCCGCCTCCACCATCTAGTGCTTTTGCTTTAAATCCTCCTTCACCAATTACTTGTGGTGATTGTCTAACGTTCATATTAATGTTTTTACTTTTCTTCGAAACATCTCCAATTGCATCTGATTTACCTTGCTCGTAAAAATACTGAGCAAAATTGTCTGGATCCATTGCAGCACTAATTGACTTGTGCCATCCTTTAGCATCACTAATCAAACCATCTTCATCAAGGAATTTGTTTACAAACCCACTTAAATCTGATTGTTTAGATTTCATTTCTTGAGCATCTCCATAAGAATAAGTTACTTTTTTATCTCCTACATTGAACTCAAAACCTTTGAACTCGGAATTAAAAATTTCACTTGTTTTTTTAGAGAAAAACTCACTTTTTTTTTGTTCTACTTCTTGATTACTTTTAGACTCTTGAATATAACCCTTGTAAGCTTCAATTTGACTTAATGTTTCTTCTGACATAGAACCCCCACTTGACTCAAGAGGAACACTGTATTTGTCTTTAAATTCATTAAGATATTTCTTTGCTTTAGAAAGTTCTCTTTTTTTAGCAATATTCTTTTTCTTAATCTCTCTTTCATCATCTTCGTCTTCATCATATGAAAACTTTTCTTCCATTAAATAACTAATATCTTCGCTATCTAAATCTTCTTCAGTTAAAGAATAATACTCTGCTAATACCTTGTCTTCTTCTAATGAATCATAATCTTTATTTACTTTTATGAAATCATCAAAACCTCGACCAGTTTCTTTTTTAAATTTTAAATATTTAGAAACATCTTCTGGTAACTCTTCATTACTGCTTTTTTCAGCAAATAAATCATCAACAGAACCAATTTCTTTATTGTATCTATTGTTAAGATACGAAATAACATCTTCGTCTTTTAATTCCTTAGACTCAACAGACTTTTCTAATTCCTCTACGTTTGATTCCTCTACACTTGATTCCTCTACACTTGATTCATTTTCATGTTTCTCTAGTAAGTTGGCTTCAACTTCCTGACTAGATTTCTCTGATACTGAGCTTACTTCTTTTACTTTAAATTCCATTTGATTTAATTTTTACAAAGTTAATATTTAATTTTATATACTATTTAAGGCTTATCTAGGTTCAAACTCTGCTAAATCAAACCCATCTAAACTATCTTCATTAGATTCAAAAGTAACAGGAGGTAAGTTGTTTTTCCTTTGTTCTATTAATTTTGACTGCTCTGTATTTGCTTGAGATATTCTTTTGGACGCAGCATTTTCTTTTTGATCTTCTTTTTGCTTCATTCCTTCAACCTCTACTCCTTTTAGTTTCATCTGTAAACTAAATTCAAGTTGCATTAACTCTGCTTTAATCGCAGCCTCTCCTTTCATTTTATCCACAGAATATGTTGCCTTAGCTTGCTCTATTTGCATAGTAGCTTGTGTTTCCATTTGCAATTTCTGCATAGCCATCTGAGCAGCCATTTGTTGTGATTGTTGGTTTATTTCACCTTGCTGTTGTGCAGCTGCAGCTTTCGCTTTGTTTTGAGCATCTTCTTTAGCTATTCTTTTAAGTTTTAAAACTTGATTTGCTAGTTTAAGGTTTCTTATTTCTCTAATATCAATAGCATCTTCTAAGTTAATAGAATCACGCTGTAGTGCCATTTGAATATTTTGCTCAAGCATTTTACGCTCTTCTTCATCAGGTTGTATTTCTATAAATATACCAAAATCACTTAAATATAATTCACTTATTTCTTGTAGTATACCTACATTGAATTTACCAATCTGATTTACAAACTCTTCTTTAAAATCAGAATATTGTAAAACATCAGCAATTCTACTAGTTAAAGAAGTTACAAGTCTTTGTGTAATCTCTGTTCCTGCATCTAAGATATGTCTAGTTGCTGTATTACTATTTAATGCTGCAAGTTTCTGAAGTCCAACTAATGATTGTCCATCTGGTGTAGAACCATCTCTAGCTTCATTTAAACCTGTTACATCTCTAATCATACTCATGTAATGATTATAAAGACCTACTAAACTTTGAATTTTTCCTTGTCCTGAACTACTACTTAATTGTTGAATAGGAACTTTCGCTTGATTAAAATCTCCATCTTGAGTATAACTTCTACCAATAACACTACCTGTTTGAAAAAACATTCTTAATGCATCTTCTGGAGAATACACTTGGCCATTACCTAAATCAATTTCACTTAATCCATCAGCATCAATAAACACACCATCTGGAACAACTTTTGATATTACTTGCTGAAGTTTTAAATGAGTAATTTGAATTAGATCAGCAAACGTTATCATACGTCTAGTTAATGATTCTAAAACTCCTTTATACATTCTTGGTGCGCAAGCTACAAATTCAGGATAAACGTCTTGAGAAGCCGATTTAGGTCTAGCCATGTTTTCTGACATTTCCCACTTAAGTATAATGTTAGTTCCCATTACCATAACTCCCTCGTACCAAACGTCTATAGTTTTAGATACTTTAACAAATCTACCCTCATCCATCATTTCTTCTGTTGGATTAAAAGTATCGTCTTTTTCTATTAATCTTTCTGCACCTGCTGCATTTACTTTTTTCTTATAAGTAAAAGTATTTGTTGTTTTATAATTAAAGTACAAAACAGTTGCACTATCTTTACTAAATAAACTATTATTATAGTATTGTGCTGTATTATTGTAATCATACCAACTTTGACTATATTGAGAAATCTCATTCATATCTGCCCTAGTCAATGTTGGGTCTATTTTCATTAATTCAGTTATTGGTAATGTTTTAACTTCACCCCAATAAAAACAATCACTAAAATGAGGGTCTTCAGTATAACTGTAAACAACATTCGCAGGGTCTACATATTCTATTGATATTCCTGACCCAGGTAAAAATGAATTCTTACACATAGAAATACCAATTACTGTCTGGTCGTAGTATAATCTTTTTTGAATTTCATTATATCTGTTTTCAGCTAATACGGTATTAACTGCTTCTTCTTGAGCAATTTCAATTGAAGGCTTGTACTTTAACTGCATATGAAGAGCTAACTCTTCTGAAGTATTAGGAAGCTCCTCCTCATCCATTGAAAATGTTTTAACATCAAATGATTCTTGAACTTGTTTCATTGCATCTTTGGCCAACATGTCTTTTTCAATACGAACCTGATACTCACTCCTTTTATCTAAAGACATTCCGTCTTGAGCATATGCGTTAACTTTAAAAAGCCTATCAGCCATACCGTTGACAACAATATCTACAAACTTAGGTATAATTGGAACAGGTGTCCAATCTAAGTTTAAATAAGATAAATCACCATCTACCGCTAATTCATTCTTGTATTTTGCAACAGATTGTTCACCTCTAGCATATAGTCTTAACCTATGAAAATCAGCCCATTGATTATAAAATCTACTTTGACCACCATCCTTTTTAAACCACTCATACTGTATAGCTTGCCCTATTTGTAATCCAAACTCAGAAGTTTTTTTTACAGAATCAGAAACAAACTGACTTGGGAAACCAGTTGGATTAATATTTACTTTTACGTCTTCCATTTATTTTATAATTTGACTATAACTTCCTTTGTTATCGTATCTTGCAAAGTTAAGTTTTATTTTTGATTGTTTTTTAATGCGACCATACATGTTCTTCTGAGTAGCCATTATAGCTAGACCAGAACTAATTGATGCATCAAATTTTGTTCTATTATTAATATCGAATCTTGCCCAGTCCTCTAAAGTCCTTATAAAGTACATTGATCCTATTTCATCTGAGTCTCTAAAATTACCTTGCATATCAAATCCAACATACTTTTCAATATATGATTCTATAGCTGCAGCATGTGCTTGTTTTACATCCTCTGAACTGTTCGGCATACCTCCTAATTCTTTTTCTGTAACTGACAATTTATTATATGGTTTGTCTGGTCTGTTAATACTATAGCCTCTATATCCTCTATTTTTAAAGTGATATAAAAGTCTGGGTTTATTATTTTCTATAAGAATTGGCATTCCGTAAAATACACAAGCCATTAATACATCTTCAAAAAATATCTCAGCAGTCTGAGGTCTAGCTATATATTCTAAAAAAA